ATGGGACAGCTCCTGCCTCTGGTCGGTGTCGTGATCGGAGTGATCGGCACCATTGCCACCACGAGCTTCGCTGATCAGCGTCGATGGAAGAGGGAACAAGCCATCCGCTGGGACGAGCACCGACTGGATGCCTACGTGGAGTTCGCCGGCCTCATCCAAGAGACGTTCGACCTGACATGCCGTATCACTGCTTCAGATCGTCCTCGCTCACGAAGCCTCCCCATTGACTGGGACACTGGCTGGGCGCTCATCTCCGAGACGGAACTCGGACGCAATAGAGCCTTGCAAAAGGTTCTCGTTTTCGGCGACCACACAACGGCGGATGCAGCCCTGGCGTGGTTGGATGCTGTAATCGATCTCCAAGTGTACGCCCGCTCCAAGCCCAACGCATGGGATGAATGGCGGACGATTCTCGCTCGGATGGACCGGGCAAAGCACCTGTTCTACGAGGCGGCACGACGCAGCATCGCCCTCGCGGTGGGCCAGGATGAAGCGGCCGTCGCCGTTCTCGGTCCAGACGATCCCGTCCGCTGTCCATTGGACGCCGATCTCGCACGGCTGGGCGATGTGCTGTGCGCCGACCACGTGGCGGCTGTAGGTGAACTTGAGCGAGGCGATGTCGTTCAAGGGTCAGGCGACCTGGATGTTCAGAGGGTGCGGGAGGATTCCGAGCCGCGTACCGTTGGGGGCGTAGCGACGAGGCGGAGGTCGAACGGCATGTCGTTCTCTCCCTCGCCCCCAAGGATTCAAGGTTGGATCGTTATTCTGAGGCGAGTTGGTTGCCCTGAACTTGCCCTGCAACTCCCTGGCCTGCGCACCTAGTTGAAGTGACGTTCAACGACAAGACACAGGCACTCTGCTGAATTGAGGTTCAACAAAGCTCCGTCAATACTCGGGGCCCGCACAGCCGGGTAGAAATTGCATGCGGAGGCTTTAGTCGCGCTAGACTTACGGCTCGCAGCTCGGCGCACTGTGCTCGCTCCTTCCGCGCGGCCACGCTGCGGGACGCCCAGCCGACCTTGGTCCTGGTGGGTGCCTCGCGGTGTGGCCGACCGGCTGCACCCTCCTGGGTGTGGAAGGGGGTGAAAGTAGAGTGCTGGGCTCATACGGGCCGGACAACGATCGGCTGCTGGTTCTGATCCAGCTCCTTATGGTCCTGCTCGACTTCCTGAATAGGAACGGGCCTCACTAGCGCTGACATCGCTAGAAGGCCCGCCCGTTGGGTAGGGAGCCCCGCTCGTGGTTGTTGGCCGAGGGCGGGGTCTTCCTTGTGATCTCCCCAGCCATCCGCGATAAGAGTCACTGGCTGTCTAGGGTTCGCTTGCAGTGTAGCAACGACGGTGACCTGTTGTAGCGGACATCGCCACAGCTCCTGCGTTCATGGGGAACCATGCCACATTCCGTTCGTCAAAGACCCTCTGTCATGGGGATTACGCCGCCGCGATAGCGCCAAAGATTCTGCATTCATGATGAACTTCGCCACATTCCATTCACCAAAGACCCTCTCTCACGGAGATTACGCCACTGCGATAGCGCCAGAGTTCTGCATTCATCACGAACTGCGCCACACGTACCCCGTCACAGACCCCAGTTCATGGAGACCGTGCCACTCCCATTGCGCCAGAGGCCCTCTTTACAGAAACGCGCGGGGAGCTCGCACCTCCAGCTTGGAGGCGACAGTGACGCCGGAGTCAGAGCAGGAGATGAGCACCGCACGGGAGAACGGATCGCCTACCGCGACGGCTGGGGTGAGGTGCAGCCACCGCGACGCCGAGCCTGGCCCGAACACGGAGATGACGCCGGTCTTGTCCGTGCCCGTGGCCAGGTCCCACGTGTCCGTGGTGACCAGGGCGGCGCGCATCGCCGCAGCGTCGAGCAGTAACCGTTCCCCCGCCGCGATGGTGGTCGAGCCGGATGTGAGCAGGCCGAGCACGCCGCCGGTGGCGACGTCGGTCACGGTCGCCGACGAGATGGGGCCGGTGATCCGGATGAGCGAGTCCACGATGGGCGCGGTGGAGCCGACCAGAGTGGTGATCGGCTGGTTTTCGGTGTCGGCGTTACCGGCCCAGGTGGTGGTGGTCTCGTCGCGCCAGTAGACGCCGGGCACTTCAACGACGGCGGTGAGGCGGGCGCGGGCTGCATCGACGTGGAGGTCGGGCTCGCTGGCGGCGACGATGGTGACGTCGGCGACGCGGACGATACTGCCTGCCTGGTAGCGGAGGCGCATGAGCCGGTGCCGGACGCGAGCAGGGCACTGAGGGCTTCGAGGTTGGCTTCGAGCTGGGCGAAGCCGCCGTCGACGCATGCCGGGGTGGCTCCAGTGACGGTGAGCACCAGCGAGAAGCTGGTGAGTTCGTGGTCGAGGCCAACGATGGGCAGTTCCCGGCGCGGCCGGGGGACGGCGACGCGGACCGCTCGCGCGCCCGGCAGCGGCCGGCGCTGAGTTCCGCGATTGAGCCGCCAGCAGTCGGCCGGGGTGGTCGAGCGGCACGCCGTCCAGGTAGTACTGTGGCACGGTCAGATCACCCCCAATGCGCCCGCGAGCTGGAGCCCGTGGTTGACGGTGGCCGAGGTGGGTTCGGCCTGCGGGTAGTAGTTCGTCTGGTGCACCACGACCCGCGACCCTAGGCCGCCGGACGGGAGTGCGAAGCCCGGCGTGGGGACGTCGGGAATGGCCGCGCCGGCGACGATTCCGGCCATGCGCTGGACGGCGGTACGCACGAGGCCGCCTGCGGCGGTGATGCCGAGAGCGAGCCCGGCCGGGACCTGGCGGCCGATCTTGGCGAAGAGTCGGGACGGGGAGTGGATGCCGAGGAAGTCGAGCACCGGCTGCGGGAGGACGGACCGGATGAAGCCCATGCGGGGATGCCGAGAGTTTTCTTGACAACAGTAGCTGCGGTAGATGCGCAGCCACAGCACGCCGAGCGCCCGTTCACGAGCGGTCGCGCCCGCAGAGTCGTACGGGCATTCGGTGATCGGCCGCGCGTGCAGCGCGGCCCACCGCGCGGTCGTGATGGCCGCGCGCCGGTCGAGGCCGGACAGGCTCACCTCCGCTGCTCCCTCGCTCGCTGAGCGGCCTTCCGGTCGGAGGCGCGGCCGAGCAGGTCCGCCCGGAATTCGATCAGCGTCATGCGCGGGTGGTTCTCCCACCACGCCTTGAGCTCGTCCGAGGCGTACTTGTCGGCTCGCGCCTGCGGCCGGACAGCAGGGTGCGGCCGTCGATCCCGGCCGCCCGGCCCGCTTGGTTGGTGAGGATGCCCCGCGTGTACCGCTCAGCCGCCAGGAACTGGGTCTCCAGCCATTCGTCGTACAGCCGCTTGGCCACCTGGTCCAGCGTCTCCCCGGGGCGCCGCATCTGCTCGGCCGTCTGCCGAGACTCCTCACCCCGTGCCACCTCGGGGTCGAGGCCGTACACCTGCGCGTAGGCGTCCATCGGGTCCACGCCGTCGTCGATAAGGTCGGTGACAGCGCGGTCTTCGGCGGTGTCGTCGGCCTGCCACGACCACGTCGGGTCCTGCTCGCGCGCGTCCAGGTCGGCCAGCAGCCGCTCCAGCGCGACCGGGTCACCCTCTTTGGAGAAGCGCCGCACCAGCTCCATCTCACCTGGTCGTCGGAGGCGTTGACGAACTCGGGCGGCAGCTTGGCGACCGCCTCCCGCACCCGCTTCTCGCGCGCCTGGTCGCGTTCGGTGTCGCGCCGCTCCAGCACGCTGATGATCCTCGCCACGGCGGCCTCGTCGCTCGCCCACCGGCCGAGCAGCGCGGCCAAGGCCTCATCCGTGCGCTTGTCCAGGTCACGCGGAAGCGTCTCCTGCGCCTGCCGGTCGGAGCGGGCCGGGATGCCGGACTGCTTGGCGTGCTCGCGGATCTGCCCGGTGAGCCGGTCAGCGCGGGCGGCCGCCTTCCTGCGCTGCTCAGCGTCGAGCGCGACCCCGGCCTGCCGCTTCGCGCTCCTCAGCTCCGATTCGAGGCGGCGCAACTTCTGCGCCGCCTTGTAGCCGTCAGGTCCGGCGCGATGCCGGATCGGCGGCAGCGGCCGGGTGGCGCCCGGCAGGTAGCCGCCGAGCGTGTGCCCGCAGGCGGGATGCAGCAGGCCGGCGGCGCGGGCCTGTGTCACTGTGCCTTCGACGAACACGCTCACCATGTCGTCGGACACGGCGGTCTCTTCCTGCCGCCAGCCGATCGGCCCCGTCTGGGAGAGGATCTTGCCTTCCCAGCGGGCGCACCGCTCGCACGTGTACGGCGGCCGGGAGACGATGACGAGGTCGATGTCGTTCTCGGCCAGGGTGGCGAGGTGGCCATCCGTCGCGGCCTGCGCCATCGCCGTCCGAGTGGCCATCTCGGCGTACGCGCTGGCTGACAAGACGCGGCCCTTACTGTCGGTGAAGCCGGTGATACCCCTCCTGGCCACCTGATCCAGAAGCTGGGCCTGCGCCTGTCTCACCGGGGCGGTAGCAGATGACCAGCTTCGACCAGCCTCCGGACGCGGACAGCACACTTGTCCACGTCTGGTCGGGGATGTCGAGGTCCAGCCGGTCGTTGACGTCGTCCGGGGCCACCACGTTCAGGTCGCCGGCCACCAGGGCCTTGCGCGCGTATCCGTTTTCGATCGGCACCTCGTTCGTGGCACCGGCCACGAGGTCCGCGAGGCTGTCCTTGTCCCGCAGCGCCGCGTCGGACTCCAGGCCCGCGGTGGCCAGCGCGACGACGAGGAGCGCGGACCCAGCCGGGTCGCCGACCTTGACCCGGTGGTGAAACTCGGCCGTGCGGCCCAGGGAGACGTTGGACACGAAGTCGACCACGGTCATGCTCCATTCACAGGGGGGTGAGGTCCTGCGGTGCGGCCTGGCCTGCGCGGCTGCCCCTCAACAGCGCGCGGCCGGGACCGCACCGGGGGCTCGACGCGCGCGTACGGGGACGACGCGCACGGAGCCGGCACGCGCCCCGGATGGTCCGACCGCCACAATCGGGATCTCCGGGGGCGCGCGTTCTAGGGGGCCTGTGCGGAGCGCAGTTCATCAGGCCATGCATTCGTCCACACGACGTGGGTTGGCCCTGATGCCTCAGGGATGCCCACGACTCACGGGATATGGGTAGGGCGTACTCAGGCATTGATGCCACGTGCGGCGCATCCTGGCTGGAGACGGAGGCTGCGGCCCTCTTCCACACAGGAGGCTCACCATGACGCTGCTGAAAGACGTCCGGGGACCCTGGCGGATCATCCAACAGGGCGGCACCGTACTGGATGTCAACGTGTTCAACCAGGACAAGGGAGGCTTCATCGACGGCACCATCAGACACGGCAACAACACCGTGAACATCGAGGACGCGCGGGTGACTCAGACCCAGATCACGTTCAGAGCACCGTGGTCCCCCAACAGCAAGGGCCGCTATACGGGGCACTTCGACATCCAGGGGATCACGTTCGACGAGCTGCACACTGGCAATCAGGCGACCTGGGCCACTCCGGACAAGCTGTTCGGGGACGTCGAGTTCTAAACCCACCAGTCTAGTAGGCGGGCACAGGTTCAAGCAGCCGCATCCACACCGCCTGCGTGGTGTGGAGCGCGTACCTCATCGCGTCCACGCTGTGGTCGTGTTCCTTGAGCGGGGCGTCTTCGCCCTTCTCCGCCTTGCGGTCGTCCCAGGCGTAGCCGACGATCTCGTCCAGGAGGTCACAGCAGGAGGCGTGGACGCGCAGGTGGTCAGCGGCGATCAGGTTGGACACGGTCCGGATGCCCTCCAGCACCGAGTTGTCACCCTGCTGGGACCGGAACCCGTCGCGGTGCAACTGGGTGACGAAGCTGGCCGCGCTGGGGTCCACGATCAGCCAGTCCGGCCGGCCCCGTGCGTGCCGGGGCCATATGTGTCGGGGATGCCGTCCAGCCACTCGGCCAGCCGCAGCGAGTATTCGGCGTCGGTGAGCTGGCGGCGCTGGACGCGGGAGTTCCACCGCCATTCGTTGGTGACGTAGATGCGCCGCTGCCCGGTCTCGTCCGGGGTGCTGACGCCGACGAGGACAGCATCGAACGGGTTCGCGGTCCCGTAGTCGATCCCCGTCGCGAGCCACTTCTCCATCAGCGGCAGCTCGTGGACGACGTGCCGGTCTTCGTCGAACATGTCGAAGATGGCGCCCTCGGCCATGACCCACAGCCCCGAGACGAAGCGTTTATACAAGAGGCCGGTGTACTCCTTCTTCAATGCCTTGACGTACGCGGGGTCCGGGGCGTGGTTGTCGTCGAGGCGGAAGTGCCACGTCCCAGAACGGGCGCTCGAGAAGCGTGCTCTCGTCCACGTACACGCCCGCGCAGGTCATGCCGCGTAGCCGGGTTTCGGCGCGGGCGTCCGCGCACGAGATGATCTCAACCTTGCGCCCGAGGATGGTCGCTGTTGGGGCGCCGCGGGTGTAGGAGATGCGTGCCGCGAGTGGCCCAGTGATGGCGGGATCCATCAGCGGGTCGAACACGTTTCGCGAGATCGTGTCCGCCGTCTTGCCCACGATGATGAGGGAGCCGCCGCGCGGCGCGTTCGCGACGAACGCCAACCAGCGCAGCAACGAAGCGATCGTCTTCCCCGACCGGATGGCGCCCTGCCAGATGTTCAGCCGCGCGTTCGACTCGGCGATGCTGCGTTCCTGCTTGGGCGACAGCCGGACGGCCAGGCCCAGCGCGCCGCCGGTCATGCTTCCCCTCCGGCGTCGTCGTAGATGATCTCGCCGGTGACGACGACGTCGGTGTGGACGTTGGCCGCCGTGATGGCGTCCATGTCCGGGTCCGGCACCTGGTAGCGGTGCTGGAGCTGAGCCAGCATCGTGCCGAGCAGGGACGCCATGTCGTTGTCCGGGGCACCGTGACGGTTCAGCTCGGACACGCCGGTGAGCGGCGCATGCGTCCTGATGATCTTCAGGCAGGTTTCCGCCGCCTGCACCTCACCCTTCAGCACCTTCGGACAGAGGGCGGCCATCATCCGATCCAAGCGGCTCAGTGTCAGATGCAGCAGATGCTCCGCCGCCAGACCTTCCGCCTTGGCGGCCCGCTTCAACGCCGCGGTGATGTCCCCGGACGCGGCCTGCGGGCTGTTGTAGCCCAGCCGTTCGGCGCATCAGCGTCGGGGAGACTCCGGCGACCCGCATCTGGAGCGCCTGATTGCGGCGCTGGGCGAGTTCGAGCTTGCGCGTGCCGTCAGCCATCGCCCGTACTCACCCCCGCCTCTGTTGTCGGCTCCGCCAACGGAAGCCTGGTCAGTGCTCCGCCCGCTCGGCAGGGTCGCCGATCGGGACGTGGTCCACCAGGTCGGGCAGCTGCGGCTCCACGATCTCCACCGTGTGCCCCGTCACGAACACGCCGCGAGCGCCGCCCTGCTCGGAGAACACCGCCAGCGACGGCATCCACCAGCCGTCTCCTTCGTCGGGGGCCTGGTCCACGATGAGTGCGAACGGCTCCTCCGCGACGCCGCCGATCTCGTACAGCGGCAGCCGCAGCACCTGGATACGCACCTACTCCCCCTCGCCCGAGCCGCCCTCGTCGCTCTCGCCGCCGGCGGGGGGCGCAGCCGGGGCGGTGACGGCGGTGAAGCTGCGCTGGAAGACGCTGCGGGACTCCTTCCAGAAGCCACCCGCGCCGTCGTGCACGATGTAGTCGCCCAGGTGGGCGCGCAGCATCCCCTCTGGCGTCTGGAGGTCGATGGGCTCGTACTGGCGGATGTCCACAGCCATGATCATTTCTCCGTTCGTTGACGCTTCCGGCGCCGGGCAAGCAGGGTCTCACGCGGTCCGGGAGACGCTGCCGTGCATCCACCACGGGTCGTCCCTCGACGAGTGATCCCCAGGAGTCGTAGCCGGTCGAGTTCAGGGGGCACTGCAACAGGCGTGCGTTTGCGGGGAGCGCTGGTCAGGGTTGAGCCGGATGGAACGGGATGGCACGGGTTGGAACGTCATGAGGGTGAGCTGTTCACATCGATCTCTACAAGGAGAACCGAATGACTCTGAGGAAGAAACTCGCCTGGCTCGCCTCCGTAGCCGCCATAACCTCACTCGGGGTCGCTGGCCCGGCGACCGCGACAACGACGGCAGGATGCATTCTGACCATCGAGCGGCAGATCGGCTCGGACTTCTACACGGCGACCGTCGGCTGCACCGACGCGGCAACTATTTCCGCATTCGACCTGAAGGGAGATGACGAGTGGCCCAATCCGGATGACTTCATCATCAAGATCTGGGGTTCCACCGGCACCGTCAGCGGCGACTATCTCAACGAGGACGTCGGGGCCCGAGACGAGATCTACGCCAAGGTCTACTACACGGACTTCGGCGGCAAGAGCAGGACGGCGAACACCAACCGGGTGGACGGCTACTTCGGCTGTGTGATCGATCCGGTCTGCTAGATCGCGACTGCCGCACGTAGCGATGCCACAAGCGCGGCCACGACGAAAGAGCCCGCCGCTCACCGGGTAGGACCGCCGCATTTGCGCGGCGGTCCCCTCCCTTCCGGGCGTGCCACTCCTCGCCGCACCTCTCGTGCGGCATGATCGGCATCGGCGACACGGACGAGGCCCTGGCCAGCCTGAGGAGCAAGCTCACCGTACCCGCCGAACGGCGGGTGGGATGTACTCGAAGCTGACGAGGCCGAGCCGGCGCGGGTCCAGCGTGTTCGCATGCTGGTTCCGCCGCTTGCTGCTGGTGTGGAGCTTGGTGGCGCGGCCCTGCCGCTGCCACCGCGGGCTGCGCTCCATGAAAGCGATCAACGCCGGGTGCGACGTCACATTCCGGTCCCGGAAGCCCCGCTCGTGCAGGTGCTGGCCGATCCAGTCCTCAGGAGTCCGCCGATCGACAGTCCTTGGAAGTCCGGCAGCACCGCCAGGCGGTGACCGAGTTTGATGTCACGCACCCTCGGATGCTGGAAGTGCCTGTAGGCCGCGAACGCGACCGGTTTGCCGTCGATGCACCCGGTGAAGCATTGGGCGGCGTTGCTGATGTCGCCGCTCAGATGGTGATGGTGGCGAAATAGCTGCCACAGGGACCGGTCGGCCGCGTGGATGTCGAGCTGGAACGTGGGCCGGGGTTGAACCGACCTCCAGGTGAACGCCGCGGTGGCCACGTCGTACACCCAGTCCGGCTGGAGCCAGTCCACCACGTCGTAGTGGCAGGTGACCGCGACGAGCTGTCGCCCGGCCCGGCGGACCGACTTCGCGACCGCGTGGCTCGCGACCTTCGCCACCTGCCGATCCACGACGGATGTGAACTCGTCCACGACCAGGAGCCCGGCGTGTTCGGCCAGCGCGCCGGCCATCGACGCGCGGAACGCCTCCCCGTTCGACAGCGTCTTGTACGGCCGGAGCCACGCGGGCGGGCTCGAGAGTCCTACTGCGGTCAGCAGGCCGACGATGTCCTTGATGCCCATCCCGGGCGGAAGTCGTCCACGAGTGCTCGGTCGCCCCACGGATGGTCCCGGACGAGCCGGCCGGGCCACAGCTCGCGCGCGATCGTGGACTTGCCGGAACCTGACGGGCCGACGAGCAGGCCGACGTTCCACTTCCTTTCCTCCACGGGGAGCACGGCCGACCACGTGTTGGTCAGCTTCTCCTCCAGCGGCACGTCGAACATGCCTTGGAGCTGGAGCACGCGGGCGGTGCGGCGTATCGGGGTGGCGAGGGTGATGTCCGCGCGCACGGGCGACTCCCTTCCATGCGATTTGCACTGCTGGTCGTGGCGTGGGTAGAAGGGAATCGCCGCACATCACTCGGGAGCTTGATCACACCACTAGGGCCTCCCCTGTCCACGAACCTGACCGCCCGTGCAGACGGTGGCCGCTGCCTTAGGGCGATCTGGGCCACGACGGCCCGGTTCTCACCCGCCTTATGTCCCGTCCCCCGTGATCCCATCCGCCGGGTCTTCTCGTTGCTTTAGACTCAGCCCCGGCAGCAGCGCCCAGTCAAGATCTGAAACAGCCCCACCTCCATCTGCCGGCCCTCCCCTCAACCCGAGAACGGTTCGTGTTACCTCGGCGAAGGCGACAGATACATCTGAGTGCGCTTTGATAGCGGAGCCCAACCGCGATGGGCCGAATGCCGGGTTCTCTCTGAAGCGGTGAATCTCAGCCGCCATTCGGGCACCGGACTCGGCAAGCTCACGCAGTGCGGCGATGAGCTTCTTGTCATGCGTGACGAATAGAATCTGCGCCTCAGCCTCGCGCTTGGCCTTGAAATCCCATTGCTCCCAGCGGCCCCTGTCTCTCCCACGATATACGTCGAAGGCGGCTAACGCGGCGTCGCGTTCGAGTGCCCAGATCAACGCACACTGGGTGTGAAGCGTGCGACGCCACTCCGCTCTTGAGAGCATTCTGGCCGCTATCAGTTGGCTCAAGAGCGCAACGGAGGCGCCAATCAGGGCGCCTGCGAGACCTATGACAGCTTCAGACATGGTTCGATCGTCTGTCATAGACGACTCTGTTGCCAGAGATCTGGGTGATGGTAGGCCGCCACCTGCGCCTTAGCATGTCACGGTTCTACATGAAGGCTCGGACGGAGCGGCCTTCGGCGGCCAGCCGCTCCAGAAGTTCGACCTGCTCCTCTTCGGTGGCGCAGGTGATGATGACGCCCCATACGTCCGGCGGCTCAACGCGCTCGACGGGGCCAGACGACGGCACCGGCGGAGGCGGCGCCTCGCCCAGGTCGGCGGGCACCAGGGCCTCGATGTCCGTGGGGTCGTAGCCGGTCGCGGCCAGCAGCTCCTCGTCGGCCTGGTAGATGTCGGTCAGCATGTCGGCGAGGGCGCCGCGGTCCCACCCGCCGCGCTCCGACGTCGAGTTGTTGGCCACGAGGTAGCCTTCCGCGTCCAGGTCGCTGCGGGAGGACCAGCCGCGCAGGATCGGCACCATCCACACGCCGTCGTCGTCGACGTGCACGCCCTCCGGCGGTGACTTGCCCTCCGCGACCATCTCCTCCAGCACGAGCAGCCGCCCGTGCCCGGTGACCAGGCGGTCAGTGCGGTCGTCGAGCTCGCTGGCGAGGGTGCAGCCCCACTTCTGGATCGACTTGCGGATGGTGGGGAGGTCGTGGTCCTTCGGGTTCCGGACCGCGCGGGCGATCTCGGGGAGGGGCATGTACTCGATTCGGCGCATAGCGGTCCTCGCTAGAGTGACGGATCGTAGGCAGAAAGCCGCCGACCCATACGACGACGCGTTCCCGGTGGGCCAGGCGGACGGGGTAGACGCCGCAGACGCCCCGCGTCACGCCTGATGGTGTGGCGTCGCCCGGACTGCTCCTGAACGGTGCCTTGCATGAATGGGCGCGAGCGAGCACTATCGGGCCGTGCTGGCGAATTTGCTGCCGGGTATCCGCGAGATACGCGCGCCGCTTGCCGCGGGCTACCTGTGGCTGGTCGTACTGTGGCTGCTTTGGGCGCGCGACCTCCCCGATGCAAGCCATGCGACAGACATTCTCGCTGATGTTTACCGTCTTGGAGCGGCTGCTGGACTCACTGCTATTGGGGTCGCTGCTTCCTTCACAGCTTACATGATTGGTGTACTTTCTGTGGCGGTGTCGGGATGGGTTATGCGTGCGCTCACATGGCCTCCGATCATATTGCGTCCTCAATCCTCGAGTGTACTTCGATTAATATTGGTAGACTATGAAATTATAGCAATTGATAGACTGCATGGGGCGTCAAGGCACCGGGCTAGTATGCGCGGCATTTGGTGGAGCACTGCGGTACCTAGGACTCGCGATGTAAACATGAGGACCCCATCTTATCGACAGGCGATGTCTCGACGGATTCTTCGCTTCTTGAGATTACTCATTTCGCGTTCAATTACTCATAGGCTAGACGTGTGGCTCAGCACCATCTCGCCCGCAGGCGCAGGTAGAAAGCGCACAAAACCAGATCCGCTGATTCGCGAGGCACAAGAGGTGTTAGAGCGAGAAGTTTCGCTCACCCCTACGCGTCTTTTAGGAGCAGAGCCCGATCTGTACAATTCCTACGATCGAATGCGAGCCGAAGCGGACTTCCGTAGCGGGGTGTCGGCCCCCCTTGCGGCGGTGGCGCTAAGTATCGGAGGAATTGCAACACCTTTGGTTTGCGTCGCAGTTGGGGTTGCAGCCTTACTGCTCCTGCTTTCCGGCGTACGTCGACTAGATGAAGCGGATCAAATTCTCTTGCAGGCTTTACGCGGAGGTCGACTCGATAACGCTGCACGCGAACAATTAGAGCGCATCGGTACGCTCGCGAAAGCTGGAGAGGTGAGCCCGCGTATCAGCGAGACTCCAGATAGGGAGTTTCCTAGTCATTGAGCAACGACATCCGCAATCCGCGCCCACTTACGGTCTTGGCGGAGTGGCTGAAGGCGCTCACCCCGCTGTCGCCGCCGCTCACCGGCTACCACCCCGCAACAACAGGTCGTACACCACGGCGAACAGCGTGCGCCCGCCATCATCGCCGGTCTCCTGCACAACGGTGAAAGCGTCGGCCATGACGTGGGCCAGCGTCTCGATGTCAATGTCCTGGTGCTTCGCCACGATGCTCCCGGCGATGATGTGGCCGGCCTGAAGCGTCACGTTGTCGAGCTGGTGCGCGAACACTTTGAGCGCATCGCACGATGCTTGGTTGAGGGCGGTCATCGGGCCTCGCCGCCCGTCGCTTCCGCCACGCCATCGAGGTTCGCGGCTTTCCATCACCGCTCGCGCGATCTCACCCTCAGTGAGCCCGGTCGCGAGCATCAACTTGGAGACCAGGATGTGCGTGCCCGCCCGGACGAACGCGAGCTGTTCACCACGTGACCGCTCGGTCAGTTCCATCCCGCTCATGGGGCCTCGGCCCCCTCGTCCTCGTCGTCCTCGCCGCCCAGAGCGAGCCGGCCGCCGGAGTCCACTTCTACCCGGCCTGCCAGCATCGCCAGCACCTCGACTGGGGCCATCCCCAGGTCATGGGCGGCGCGCTCCAGGTTTTCGAGCTGGTCCGGTGTGAGCGGCAGGTTCTCGTTGAGGAAGACGTGCCTTTGTGCGGTCATCGGCTCTCACCGCGCTGGACCGTCCACGGCGCGAAGTGCTCGTCCCGCTTGAGGCCGCACCAGCGGCACAGTCGCCGGTCGTGCTCGGCCCGTAGAGGAGTGCCGTCCGCGCACGCGGTGCGCGATACCACGTGGGCGTGCAGGGCAGCGTACGTGGTGGCGACGAGATCACGGTCGATCGCGGCCTCGATGGCAATCCGCTGGCCTGCGAGTTGCGTGCGGTCCTTGTCGAGGACGACCAGGACCACGCCGCAGGCGTCTTGGGCGCGGAGACGCAGGGGTGAGTCCCATGCCCAAGCGGTAACGTCGATCTCGGGGAACCGCTGGGTCACGATGCCGGGAACTGGCCACTGGGTGACCGCGACAGGCTGATCAGCGTTGCTCATCGGACCTGGCACCCCTCAGCGCGCAGCGCCACCCGGAGCTCATCTATGAACTCCCAGTCGGCGTGCTCGACAACGACACCCTCGTCGTTCTCCGAGAGGGAGAGGGTGGTGGGTGTGTGGCCGAAGATGGTCCGGAGGATGTCTTCGGTCTCATGGAGATTGACGCGCAGGATGATGAAGCCATCGAGCAGTGGCCCAGCGTCTAACCCGGCGCGTCGCCGTGCGGTGCCGATGGCGGCGACCCATTCCGCCGCGTTGGTGAGGTCGTCGCCCATCAGGCGTCACCGCCTCGCCGATCGATGGCGAACGCGGCGGAGGCGAAGTACGGCGCCCCGTCCGGCCCGTACTGGTCGTTCCTGTTCTCGAAGTGCGCCAGGCGGACACCCGCCTTGATACAGGCGTCGTTGATCCACACGTACGCGGTGTCCACCGCCTTGCGGGGGGTCGTCGTGAGGCTCGGTGACTATTTCGCCGACCTTGGGGCCGCCCGGTTGGTCAACGAGCACCGACAACCTCCACTGGCCCCCGAACCGTCCACCCGAGACACGCAGCAGGGCGACGTCGTCGGCGGTGAAGATCTCGGGCGGGAAGGTGAGGGGTTTGCACGTCATAGGCGAGAGGCATGATCATCTTTTTTCGCGAGGAGACTGATTTACTCGCGAGCATGGCTCTCGATGGCGAAACCGCCAACGAAAACGCCAAAGTTCAGATACTTGTGAATATCTGAACCGCGCACCTGGTGGCGGTTCTGATATTCCGAGTCCCCGAGGTCAACAGGACGCCGAAATGACTTCTGATATTACGGACCAAGATCACGAGGTGGCCGAGATCCCCAACCGGCGACGCCCAGGAGCGACATCCACGCCCCATCCCCGACCGGTACGCCGACGTCTACGCCACCTACGAGACCGCCGTCACCGACCCCCTCCTCCGGCTCGACGACGACACCCGCCGCGCCTACCTCTCCCGCGTCCGCCAATACCTCGCCTGGTTCGACGCCACTGCACACGACGGCGATCCGCTCAACGACCCGGCCGCCCGCGACTGGACCGCTCGCGACTACCGCGCCCACATGCTGACAGTCCTCAAGCGCAAGCCGACCACCGTCAACGCGCACCTGACCGCCATCGACGACTTCAACCGCCGCATCGGTCCTCGGCCCCGCCGCCGCCAAACGCATCGGCCTGCCCAACCTCGCCCCCCGCGCCCTCGATCAGCGCGCCCAGGTCCGATTCCTGCGCGAAGCCGAACTAGCCAGTCCCCGCGACCGCGCGATGGGGTATACCGCCTTCTACGCGGGAACCCGCATCCACGAACTCGTCGCACTCGACACCGACGACCTACGCATCAGCGCCCGCAAGGCGTGCTCATCGTCTGCATGGGCAAGAGCGGCAAGTACCGCGAGGTCAACCTGCACACCCGGCTCCGCGCCGAGCTGGAGACCTGGATCCAGGCACGGGCCAAGTTGCCCGGCGCCGACAAATCCAAGGCGCTGTTCCTCAACGCCAGCGGTGGCCGGCTGTCCGCCCGGTCAGCCACCGACGTGCTGAACCGCATCGCCGAACGGGCCGGGATCGAAGTCGGCCGCGACGAGGACTCCACCAGCCATGTCCTACGGCACACCCTCGGCACCACGCTCGCCCGGAAGGGCCACGATGTGGTGATGATCGCCGAAATTCTGGGCCACTCACTGGAGACCGCCCGCCGCTACACCCTACCCACGGAGGCCGACCGGCAGACTGCCATCGACTCCCTCACCGTGGATGAATGA